CTACTCTTGGTTTTTATGTCACATCAAATTTTCTCTTGGTTCCAACTCATTTTCTTGATGAACATGGAGACAGAGATATTGGTGTAAGATGTTATAAAGCGATTGAAGGTCAAGTTGGAAGATGTTTCCGCGACAAGATTTCAAAAGCATTTCGTGTTGACATTCCTTTGACAGATTTTTCTCTTTGTTTCATCACAAGTGGAGGATCTATGAAAGATTTTCGTAAATTTTTCCCTTTGGGTAGCGCTCTGAGAAAGAGTTCTGCTAAAATTGTTACTCGTGACATTATGGGAACAACTTTACATGCTATTCCTACTTTGTTTAGGGGTACTAGTAGAGTTGCACATACTAAGAAAGTATTCATGGGAAGTTATTATGAGCTTCCTATTGAAACACAAGCTGGAATGTGCATGTCTCCAGTCATTAGTGATATGAAGGGATCGATGATTATGGGTTTTCACCTTGGAGGTAAAGGGCGAATTGGTGGATGTGGTACCTTGACTTTGGATCAAGTGAACTACGCTATCAGTGAGCTCTCATCAGTTGATGGAGTTGTTTTGTCTGCTTCCAATGGAGAATTGATTCCTCATATGGGTAACTTTCCTGTTGAAACTTTTGGAAAAAAGATTTTTGAAGGAGATGTTATCCATCCAAAGAGTGCTGTGAATTATCTTACAGGTGATGCTTGTATTGATGTTTATGGTTCTACTAGTGGAAAAGCTACACCTAAAAGTAATGTCATTCCGACTATTATGTCAGATGCTGTGACTAAGGTGTTTGGTGTTCCTCAGAAATGGGGAGCACCTAAGATGAAGGGTAAGGGAAGGTATCCTTATCAAGCTACACTAGTACATGCTGCTGTCCCTAGCTTACCAATTGGAAGTGTTTTGGTTAAAGCTGTTCAGTCTTATAAGTCTTTGACTGTAGGATTGAAGAGTAAGATTCCAGAACTCTTTAAGAGTGAACCGTTGTCGAGAGTTGCCACAGTTTGTGGATTAATTGGAGTCAAATTTATTGATCCAATGAACTTCTCATCTTCTCCTGGTTTTCCTCTATCTGGATCAAAACATCCACTGTTAGTGGATTTAGATCCTTTGGATTATCCAGATATTGGTAAGCCCCGTACTTTTGTCCCAGAAGTGTGGGAAGAATTTGATAAAATCGTCACCACTTTACGAAGTGGTGAACGTTGTTACATGATTTGGAAATCTTGTTTGAAGGATGAACCTACTAAGTTGGCTAAAGACAAAGTTCGAGTGTTTCAAAGCGCTCCTCTTGTTTTACAGTTGCTCATTAGGATGTATTTTCTTCCAATTGTTCGGATCATTCAGATGAATCCAGTCCTTTATGAATGCGCCGTTGGCGTAAACGCTGAAGGATTGGAATGGGAAGAATTGTGGGAATCTGCCATGAGCAAAGGTAAAGAACGTGTACTTGCTGGGGATTACAGTAAGTATGATGTTCGAATGCCTGCTCAAGTTACAATTGCTGCTTTTGATATTTTGATTGATATTGCAGAAAAGTGTGATGGATATTCTGAAGATAACATTCATTTGATGAAGATGATTGTTCATGAGATTGTATATCCAGTGATGGCTTACAACGGAGATTTGATTCAACTATTTGGTACTAACCCTTCAGGACAGAACCTTACAGTTATTATCAATTCCATTGTGAATTCCCTCTTGTTGAGAAGTTGCTTTTTCACTTTGTACCCTGAGAAGGATTTCAAGGAGAATTGCGCATTTTTGACGTATGGTGATGATGTTATCGGAACTGTGTCCGAATTTTGTGACAAGTTTACACATCTATCCTACGCTGAATTTCTTGCCGAGCATGATATGAAGTTTACTATGCCAGACAAGGAATCAAC